AAAGCGTGTGGATAAGAATCCCGGCTACAGCGTGTTCACCGATGATGGTGTTGCGATCTACCCTGTGGCAGAAAAGGCTCCTACCGCCGATCCAGAGGAGACCGGCCGCGTACACACTGTCGTCAGAGGTGATACGCTGTATGAGATTGCCAAGGCATATCTGGGAGACGGCAGCCGTTACAGAGAGATCAAGACTCTGAATGGACTGACCTCCAACACCATTTATGTCGGCATGAAACTGAAGATTCCTGACTAAGAATGAAACCCACCATGCAACCGGCATTCTGCCTTCTGCATGGTGGGCTTTTTGTTTATTTCATTTTTACAACTTTATCTTTGAAGTCCTGTGGTTCATGGTAGCTCCGTCGGTGTCAGCGCTATTCCTAACTTGGTGAAATCTGTATCACTGATTGTGCAGCCACCAAGAATTAAGAAATATAACTGTAACGTCTGGTTGCGGATTTCTTTTACTGCATCAATCGACTGGAGATTATGCTTATGGAAGAATCCATTTCTATGCTTCTCACGCCAGTCGGCGATAGCATCAACAATGTGGCGTTTAGCAAAATCGTTCACATCAAACATCCAGGAATTTTTCTGAAAAACTTTCTCTAGCGACCCTAAAGTGCTGTCAATGAGGCTCTCATTTTCAGCCGAGAATTCAATTAACCCGCCACCCTTGGCCTTAATCTTAAAGGAGTTTTTCGTCTGGAAGCTGATAATCGCCCAGATCAATTGCTCGACAGACTTCATGTAGCCGGCGACAATGCTAGTAAGATCCAGATTCTCAGTTAACAGGTACATATTGTAATTCCATTCAGAGGAGATAAAACTTACAGCAAAATTGGATGTGCCAACCATCGCCCGCCATAATCCACGGTCAATATAGTTTTTCATCCAAATGTCGACCTGGTGCTGATAGATATTTTCCGGGATATTTGCCGTGTACGGATGCGTTCTGAGCATATCTCCAGTTTTTACCCGAAAGCGCGCCAATGCCGAGTCAGTGGGGGTGACGATGGTGCTAAACCCAATAATTTCTCGGGCTTGTTCATTAAACATATTAATATGCGTGACCAGTAAGTCATATTCGTCACAGCCAAAATACTGTTCCCAGAACTCTCGGATTGTGACTTTCTCGATTTGAATGCCGCGCTTTACATTATTCCTGTTTTCATCAGCAATTATGTATTCATACCATTCTTTATTCGGATCAACGATCTTGACAAATATGAGCTTGTCCACTTTGAATTGTCCATCTAAAAAGGCAGCTGAAAAAGCCTTTTCATCATCCGCCACACAAAAGACAATGCCACATCTCAATTCATTTTCTGTAAGAATGGTTTGGAAAGGCCGCGTTTTTACCTGCTCTTCTGGAAGCATTCTTGAATAACGAGGATCGATTGGATAGAAAGAAAAACGCGGATCATTTCGCTGTTGAAACAAAGACACGGTCAGCCTCTCAACAGCCTTCACAGCTCTGAACTCATTCGTATCTACCATGTTAGCATAGCTGTGATAGCGAGCGTCGCCAAGGTTTAGCAACGATCCCTTTGCTTTAGAGTATTCTTCTGTACGCTGGACACAGCCTTCTCTGCTGTCTCTGACAGTGTTTATTACCTCAGAAAAAACATCCTCATAAATATTTATCATACGATTCCCTCCAAAGCATAAAGCATCAAAAAGAAGAGAAAAGGCACATAACCCGAAGATTATGTGCCCTGACGCTTGGGAACTTAACAAACGCTAACACTAGCGATTGCACGGTTCCGGGCAGCACCGACCGCATAGATCGATACTTCCTTGATCGCATCGGGTTCCATTCGCAGAGCGAAGATGGTACCGACGGCGACCACGCCAAGGGCCAGAACGACTTTGTAGTCGATAATGACCTTAACGTCCATAGCACTACCTCCTTTCCAGGGCCACGCCCGTAGAATAAAAATGGAGTGCTATGCCGCCCAACGTCCGGGTAATTGTAACATAGGAAGGTGAATATTTCAAGATGCTCACTTTAATCAATGAAATTGTACCCAACTGTAAAACAGTCCGTTTTATGGGACATTTATGATTTTATAATTAGGTCATACAAAGAAAGGAGTTGAACTTTCGTGATATTTTACAGCATAAAAAGCAACGAGAAAGTGTTTCATCTTCCTCACTGCAATGTTAACCGCCGTATCCGCAAAGAATATAAAAAGCAGTTCTTCAATGAAGAAGAGGCCCGAATCGCTGGATATCGGATGTGCAACTGCTGCTCTGTTGTCGGAGCAAGGCTGAAAAAGGAGCAGGAAAACGTCAATAAGTTCTGCCAAGAATACGGTATTGCTTGCTGGCATGAAGACGGTCAGATTCGTATTGAAACACCGCAAAGTATGTGGAAGATTATCACCAGTGGCAAGGGAAACAAGCTCTTCCTGTATCACAAAAATGCATTTCATAAAGAAGAAAGCATTCCCAGCATTGTGCCAGGGTATCATTCTCAGGCTGCTCGTAGCAAAACGATTGTTGGCTACTTGGATTACATTGTTAGGCATGATACATACTGGAAACGCCAGAAGAAAAAGGCGAAAAAGAAAGCGGACAGTATGAAAAACCTTCGCCGCAATACACGTTCCTATCAGCGTGGAACGGATAACAAGCGATATAGTGCCAATCAACTATATTCCATTATGGAGAACATTTATTTATAGCTCCCATATTTGATATGTTATTACAGAGACGCTCTGGGAAATTGCCTGGAGCGTTTTCGTTTCTCCCACTGGGCTATGGCCTGGTGGGAAGTTTTTTTATTTTCCCCCGGTCGATTTTGGGTTCTGCCGTGGCCTAATAATGAGAGGATGGCTCTCAGAAGGAGGATACCCTATGACCGACCGGGAACGCAGCCAAATCAATACATTTCGTTTGGAAGGATTGACTCAAAAGCAAATCGCGGAGCGAACCGGAATCGCCCCTAATACTATAAAAGTGTATTGCCACCGCAATCCGCTTTCTCCGACAGCCGTGGCCGATCACAAAGGCTTGTGTCGCCATTGCGGCAAGCCGCTAATCCAGACCCCACATAAGAAGGTTAAGCGATACTGTTCGGATCTTTGCCGAATGTCCTGGTGGAAAGAGAACGACAACCATTTGAACAAGAAAGCATTTTACCGGATCGTATGTCAACACTGCGGCACTGTATTTGAAAGTTATGGGAATGCGAACAGAAAATACTGTTCCCGGAGTTGCTATGCCCTTGCACGGAAGAAGGTGAACATCGATGGATAATAGAAAAGAACAGCAGCTTATTCGATACAGAATGGCTATGTCTATGGCGAAGGAAATGTTGCGTCGTGGCCTTATTTCGGAGGAAGAGTACGGCATAATTGATACAATAATGACCAAACGCTATCTCGAAACTTCGTGTACTATATTCCACTAAAAACCCTGGCTATTACCCCCAAACAGAGGTAATATGCTCACTAATACCCAAGGAGGTGGACTGATGGAACGCATCATTCGACAAGTGGAATTTCCAGCCGAAATCCCAAAATTGACCAGGGTTGTAGCGTATGCCAGAGTGTCTTCTGGTAAGGAAGCTATGCTGCAATCGCTGTCGGCACAGATCAGTTACTATAGTGATCTGATCCAAAAGCATCCCGGTTGGCAGTATTGCGGTGTTTATGCAGATGAAGCCATGACCGGCACCAAGGACGATAGAGAAAACTTCCAGCGGTTGCTGGAGGACTGCCGGTCCGGAAAGATTGATATGGTCATTACCAAGAGTATTTCCAGATTTGCCCGCAACACCGTCACGCTGCTGGAGACTGTTCGCGAACTGAAGCTTTTAGGCGTCAATGTTTACTTTGAAGAGCAGAACATTTTTACCTTGAGCGCTGACGGAGAACTGATGATGACGATATTGGCCTCCTATGCCCAGGAGGAAAGCCGATCCGTTAGTGAAAATCAGAAGTGGCGTGTCCGAGCCAATTTTAAAGAAGGGCTCCCTTGGAATGGAACACTTCTGGGATACCGGATTCAGAATGGTGTGTATGTGCCAGATGTAGAAGAAGCTGCGCTGGTTCGGCAAATTTTCGCCCTTTATAATGACGGATGGGGTGCGAACAAAATCGCCAACTACTTGAACAAAAACGGTTACCGGACAAGAAAGGGAAACGAGTGGCGTCAAAATACGGTGCAAAAGATTCTCAATAACTATAGCTATACGGGAAATCTACTTTTGCAGACTACCTTCATCGAAGACCATATTACAAAGAAAGGTCGCTTGAACGAAGGCCAGTTGCCAATGTACCATGCCCAAAACAGCCATGAACCGATCATCACTATGGAAGAGTTTCAGACAACGCAATGTACTCGCCAGATTCGCGCAGCCACATATCGTCACGAGGCGGACCGCTCCATCAAGTATCCGTTCAGAGGAAAGCTGCTATGTACTGACTGTGGAAAGAATTACCGCAGGAAGGTTGCCCGCTCAGGCCCCATATGGATCTGCTCGACTTATAACACTAAAGGAAAGGCGTTTTGCCCGACCTCCAAAGCAATCCCGGAAGATAAGCTTTTGGAGGAAACCGCAAAAGTGCTTGGGCAAGAGGTGTTTGAAGAAGATTCCTTTCGGGAACTTGTAGACCATATAGAAGTGAGTAGCGGGAATCGTCTTGACTACTTTTTCAAAGATGGATCTTCTGTTTTCACAATCTGGCAGGATCGATCCCGTGCGGAAAGCTGGACGGAAGAGATGCGTGAGATTGCACGGCAGTCTACCTTACGGAAAAAACGACAGGAAAGGGATACTAATGAAGAGACTGTACGAACGGAAAACGGTTGCTTATTTTCGGGTAGCAACCAGATCTCAACTTAAAACAATGAGAGGTGATTCTAACTATGAGCAGATCTGTAAGATCGGTAACAGTCATTCCAGCCAGCATAAATCCAATCAGCCATTTACCCATGTCATTTCAGAGGAAGCGCCGGGTTGCCGGATATGCCCGTGTTTCTACTGACAGTGAAGAACAGCAGACCAGTTACGAAGCCCAGGTTGACTATTACACACGATATATCCAGTCCAAGGCTGAATGGGAGTTTGTGAAGGTTTATACCGATGAAGGCATCACTGCAACCAATACCAAAAAGCGTGACGGCTTTAATCAGATGGTTGCCGACGCTCTTGCTGGGAAGATTGATCTTATTGTAACGAAGTCCGTCAGCCGTTTTGCACGTAACACAGTGGATAGCCTCACAACTGTCCGGAAACTGAAGGAGAAGGGGGTAGAGGTCTACTTTGAAAAGGAAAACATCTACACCCTGGATAGCAAAGGTGAATTGCTGATTACCATTATGTCCAGCCTTGCCCAGGAGGAGAGCCGCTCTATCTCAGAGAATGTCACCTGGGGCAAACGGAAACAATTTGCCGACGGTAAGGTTGCGCTTCCATATAAACATTTCCTCGGATATAAGAAGGGCGCTAATGGGTTGCCGGAGATCGTGCCAGAGGAAGCAGAAATTGTCCGCCGCATTTACTCATTGTTTATTATAGGAGGGACGGCTTGTTCCATTGCCAAGCAGCTAACGGATGAAGGAATCCCAACACCCTCTGGTAAGGGAAAATGGTCTCCTACTACAATTGAGAGCATTCTTTCCAATGAAAAGTACAAAGGGGACGCACTCCTTCAAAAGACTTATACACTGGACTTTCTGACTAAGAAAATGATCGTCAACGACGGTAAGGTGCCTCAATACTATGTTGAAAACAGCCATCCAGCCATAGTACAGCCTTGGGAGTTTGCTATTGTCCAGGCTGAAATCAAACGCAGAAAATCCCTTTCTAGGAGGTACAGTGGCCAGAGTGTTCTGGCAACTCACATCGTTTGCGGCGATTGCGGTGACTATTATGGTTCCAAGACCTGGCATTCAACATCGAAGTACCGACGCACCATTTGGCAGTGCAACAGCAAGTTTGCGGGAGATCGGAAATGCAGCACTCCGCATTTGGATGAAGATATAGTGAAAAATGCCTTTGTAACAGCGTTCAACAAAATCATCGAAAACCGGGATGCCTTGATAGAAGATGGTGTAATTATTCAGTGTGCGCTCACTGACTGCACAGAACTTAATCGAGAAATCACAGCCATTATGGATGAGCAGGAAGTCATAACTGAGCTGATCCGTAAATTGATTGCCCAGAACGCCAGTGATACTTTAGATCAAAGTGATTATGCTAGACGATATGCAGGCCTTATGGATCGCTATGAAACCGCTGCCGCCAAACTAGCCCAGTTAAACGAAAAGAAGCAGGCTCGGGACGATCAGGCCTGCATAATCGGTGGCTTCCTTTTTGAACTGAGAGAACGGGACGAACCACTGTCAGAGTTCGATCCGTATATCTGGTCAGTTACACTGGATGTGGTCACCGCCTACCACGATGGACGGCTGGTATTTAGGTTTCGCAATGGGTTGGAGGTTGAGGTATAAAACCAGCATAATACGGTAACCGGCAGGCGGTGTAATTACCGCTTGCCATTTTTTCTGCCCAATCGACAGCATCGCCAGACATGACCAGTAAGCAATCCGCCAAGGAGAGAAGGCCGATTTCGGGATGACAGTCGGAAAGCGGCTCTAAATTCTTTATTAGCTGAAAACGATCTTTTGCGATCCGGGAAATATCATGAATCATAACCAAGTCAATCTTTCCAGCTTTGCACCGCTCAATGATACGCCGGTATTCAAGCATAGACATTAGGTCGGCACTCTTTATTCCATAGTCAGCGTGTACTTCTGCTAGGTGAAATCTCGTATCCCGGTTTATCGCAATTTTCATAAATTTGATATGCGTTGCTGCAATAGCTTCCTGCCCATCGGCATAAGGCATACGAGAGTAAATGGCCACTCTGTATGGTTCATTTTGATCAGGTCTCGTTTTTCGCAGCAAACTATCAATCAGATCCCAGTTAATCATCATTCTCCTCCTTACACAGCGTGGGGCATTTCTCGCATTTGAGTAATGACAGCAAATGAATCTCGATTCACTTGTTTTTTCTCATACATAGAACTCGTGCATATCTTCCAACCGTAGGCAAGCGAGCCTACGCAGGTCTGTTTCATTGCCACAGCCGCAGTCAATTCCTATAAGACCAGGTGCGTGGAAGATTTCAAATGGACCATTCTCATCATAGCCCTCTGTATACAGATTGAGGAAATAGGTACAGGTGTGGCCGCAGATTACTGTCGATCCGGGTATAGGCGGCTCGTCTGGCGGCGGGTCTGGCCGATCCCAGATTCGTTCAACCCGGGTACTTGCAAAATTTCCATGCACCAGATAGAAGTTTCGTCCATTGACCTCAACCTCTAAGTAATCTGGAAGATCGCATATATATTGAAGAATCTGGTTTCTTTCTTCTGGCGTAACGCTGTACACCATTTCACGGTATGTGCTTCCGCCACCATTTTGTTGCCAAAGCCGTCTGGCGTGGTATTCATTATTCCTCCCTAGCGTCTTCAGCATCATATCTTCATGGTTACCAATGACCATGTGAATATTAGGCCGTTCCATGATTTCTCGTAGTATTTCTATACCGTGGGGATTTCGGTCTATCACATCTCCTAGAACATACAGCGTGTCCGCATCGGAGAACTGGATCAGTTTGAGCATATCTGTCCACTTGATGATTTCGCCATGAATATCTGACATACAGTATGTCATGCCATCACCACCTTTGGATAAATGCGATTATTCATCTGAACACGAGTCGCTGGTATTCTCCTCGTATTCCCGGCAGGCTGCTTCAATAGCGGCTTTTTCCTCCTTACTGTAGAGCCAGCCGAAACGGTTAAAGAAGTCCTCCCACGCAAACATAAGAAATCGGCGGTCATTATTATCATGGATCATCACAGGGCTATGCCCTTCATCAATCAGCTGCAGCACATCGTCCATTCTCCGTTCCAGCTCGGCTTGCTTGAAATGCGGAATGTTATCCAGGTTCAATTTTTCTTCTAGCATTCAATTTCCTCCATTCCCACGAAAGACAGGCCGAACAGATCTCCAATACCTCGCACGGCACCGGCCATGAGCATACACATCCGTTCCAACCCCTCACGATTCAGCGTCGCCAGATACTTCTGCTGTTCCGGTTCGATCAAGTCCGTAAA